CTACGCGCCGCGGATCAGCGCCATTGACCACCGCATCACGATCACTGGTCGGAGCAAGGCGCAAGACTTCGTGGATTGCGCGGCAGTGCACGAGCCGGGCTATTGGGAGAACAAGACGCCTCTGGAGATAGGGCAGGACCTCGACAAATTCGGGGTGGGAATTACTGCCGACGTACCGCTTGAGCCGATTCCCTATTTCCAACTCTATCAGGGTGAGACCGCATTTGAGGCCCTGGAGCGAGCGATCCGGCACCAGGGCGTGACAGCCATGGGCGATCCCGCCGGCATCCGGCTAACCAACGCCAAGGCGGCCAAGCGGCACACCGGTGGGCTGATCGAGGGGTACAACATCAAGGTCGCGCACGCGACGCTCAGCGATGATGAGCGGTTCAGCGAGTACACCGTAAAGGGCCAGGGGCGGCACGGCCGAGGCGAGCGAAGCCTGCGCATCAAAGAGCGGTGGACGGATACGGGCGTTAAGAGATACCGCCCCAGGATCATCATTCTGGAGGGCGACGCTGACCCGAAGCGGGCGCTGAAACGGGCCGAGGTCGAGGCGAACCGGAGCCAGGGCCTTTCGGTCCGGGCCGAGATTGTCACGCAAGGCTGGCGCGATGACGGCGGCAAGATCTGGACGCCGAACCATCTCGTCTACGTGTTCTCTCCCAGCCTCAAGATCGACGGCGACCTGCTGATTGAGCGCGTCGAGTTCGAGCAGGAGGGCGCCGAGAACACAGGGAGCATAGCCAAGCTCAGTCTCGTAAACGAGCGCGCTTATCAGGGGCAGAAGGCCGGCCGCGGCGGCAAGGGCGGGAAGGGTGGTGCCAAGTCGGATAATTCGGCAGCGGAGTGGAACGAATGACGTATGCCGCGGATCGACACATCGGCCGCAACGTGCTTCGGCGGGTCGAGGTCGTGGAGGTAGACGACACCGGCCCGCAACAGCTCGTCATCGTCAAGGGGCTCGCTGGCGAGATCATGCGGCTGCCCTACCGGGCGCAGTATTTCGGCGCCTCGGGCAATCCGCCTCCGGGGTCGGACGGCCTGGCTCTGCTGATTGGCGGGCGGCCTGATCAAGCGGTGTTGATAGGCATTGAGCATCAGGATCACCGCCCACGGAACATCGGTGTCGGTGAGAAGGTGCTCTACAACGCGCACGGAGACGTCATCAAAATCTTCAAGGAGCAGATCGAGGTCGTCACCAAAACCTACCGGGTGAAAGCCGACAAGATCATCCTTGATGGTGAGGTCCATCTTGGCGGCGAAGGCGGCCAGCTCGTGCACCGCAAGGGCGATGTGGACAGTGACGGCGACACGGCCGAGGGCAGCGCTACCAAGGTATACGCAGTCTAAGAGCAGCCATGAAGATCCGCATTCGTGACACTGAGGCTTGCGAGCCGCAGCCGTCCCTCTATTGGGATTCGCAATTCATCAATCGGCTCGATGCGTCTGGCGGCTGGGCGGATTGGGTACTGGCTGGGCCGGGCGATGATCCGGCTTCACGCGGCGGGCTTCGTGCGGGCGGGATGCTGCACACGGCAGTGATCATCTGCCTGTTCACCGACGCGCGGCTTCCCGAAGAGGACATCCCGCCGGATGAGAGCCCTGACCGGCGTGGCTGGTGGGGCGATAGCGTGCAAGGCGAGGATGAGCCCGGTGTGCCGATGGGCTCCCTGCTGTGGACGCTCGAGCGCTCGACCATTTCGGAGGAAACGGCGCGGCTGGCAGAGCAATATGCGGCCGATGCGCTCCAAGTCCTGATTGATCAAGGCGCGGTGGCGGCCGTCGAAACGGAAGCGGAGATAGTCGGAAATCGCGATCAGCTCCGGCTTCGCGTTCGGCTCTACAGCCATTCGCGCACGCTCGTCTATGACCAGAAGTTCGATGTGCTCTGGCGGCAGACGCAAAACCTGCCACCGATGCACACCTTATCCGCACGGTGAGGGGCTATGGCGTTTCAGATCCCGACACTCAAGGAGCTCGTCACGCGCACCCAGCGTGCGTTCCGGGCCAATCTCAAAGGGAGCGACGCGGCGCTTTGGCCTAATAACGTCGCGGTATCCGCGAAGGTTATGGCCGGCGCGGTTTTCGAGGCGTTTTCGTTTCTCGACTACATCGCAAAGCAGATCAACAAGCATACTGCCGAGGGCGTCTGGCTTGAGCGGCACGCTTTCGACTATGGGCTCACGCGACTGCCGGCCACGTATGCCGAAGGCGCGGTCGTGATCACCGGAGACGCCGGTGTTTCCGTTCCGGCTGGAATTGAGCTTCAGCGGGCGGATGGGTACCGGTATGAGACGACCTCCGCCGGGACAATAAGCGGCGAAGGCGAAGTTACGGTCACGGTGCGCGCGTTGGAGCCCGGCAAAAGTGGCAATGCGCCGCCGGGGGTCTCCCTTAGCATGACAACATTGCGCGATCGGCTCAATCCAGAAGCGATTGTTGCGGAGTCGGGTATAGGGGGCGGCGCTGATGTTGAGTCGGATGAGAGCCTGAGAGAGCGTCTGCTATTTCGGCTCCGCTTCCCGCCGCATGGCGGCGCAGTGCACGATTATGTTGCTTGGGCGCGTGAGATAAACGGTGTTACCCGCGTCTTTGTAGATCCAGTGACCGCGGAGAATGGTCGGACGTCAGTTGGCGTCTGGTTTCTGATGGACGATCTTTATGAGAACGGGATTCCGCAGGTTGCCGATGTGGCGCGAGTAAAGGCGTTTATTGAAACAGTGCGGCCGGCGGGCGCTATCGTTGAAGTGAATGCGCCGTCCACCGTCAAAGTGGATGTCACGATTAGCGATCTCTCGGCCAATACCGTTGCGACACAGAACGCGATCAATGCCGCATTAGCCGATCTCTTCCGCTATGACGTGCGGGTATCCACGGCGACAGATCCATTTACGTTGTACCGCTCGAAATTGATCGAGGTGATCTCGTCGGCTGCTGGCGAGGAGCATCACACGCTCGTTGCTCCGGCCAATGACATCGCGTTTGCCACCGGACAGATCCCGATCCTAGGGAGCATCAGCTATGTCTAGCAGCTCCTGCAATGCGAGACCGGACGCGTTCTTCTGCCCCACAAAGTGGCAGCTCTGGCAGCAGATCATGGCGCTCCTGCCGCGCGGTCGCGCGTGGCAGACGCATGAGGAAGTGGGCGATCTTACGCCAGAGGCGTTCAATTCTCAGGTGGGAACATTTGAGATCGGCGCGACCGGCGTAGGGCCGAGCTTTGAGCGCGTGCGTCTGACCGTCATGCAGCAGTATTGGGCCGCCTATGCGGAGCTGCTGGAGTTTTTGCATCAGCGCGCGTGCGCGCTCCTAAATGAAATGTTCTGCGCGACCACCCGGGAGCTGGCGCACGAGTGGGGGGTAGATTATGGCTTTCCGGATCCCTGTGAGCCCTGGCAGTCGCTGTGCGACAAGGTGAAAGCGCAGGGCGGGGCGACCTGCGCCTATCTCGCCGACATCGCCTCACAGCTCGGCTATGCCGTGACATGCCACGACTGCGCCACGCCGGAGGGCGTTGCCAACTGTCTCGTCGCGGACTGCACGCCTCTCGATTGTGAGTGTGAGGTCAACACGATCCGCATTCGGATTCACGCCAACGACTCGCCGCGGCTCAACACGCCGATGCCCTTCGCGGCTGACGCGCTGGTTGCCGATTGCACGCCACCATGTCCTCCGGCTCCGGAGGACATCGTGTGCCTCATCAACCGCTTCAAACCGGCCCACGTGAAGGCCATTATCGAGGTGATCTGACAATGCCAGAGAACATCGTTGGCCCGTTCGGGCCTGGGATCAACGAAACCACAACCCGACCGGCGGACCCTGATCCCGGCAGCTCGATTGATACGTGGTTCGCGCCGTGCATTAACGGCGATCCGTCTACCGGCACTCGCGTTCCCGCCGTGTGGCTGAACAAGGTTACGGCCCTGCTGCGCAGGGCGATTCGCGGGATGGGGGTGCCGGATAAGGCCACCGACGACGACATGCTGCTCAAGGCGATCCAGAAGGCTGATGTGCCTCTGCGGAGCGTGGGCGCTGGCGTGGATATTTTCGACGGCAAGGCCGACGGTTACTACAACATTCGGAGCCTCGTAGCAGGTGCAAACATCAGTATCACCGAGGCGGATGCGCCAGACAATGGCGGAAAACGTGTGGTGATCGCGGCGACAGGTGGCGGTGGAGGTGGCTCTCCCACTCCCCAGCCGATTCTCGTGCTCAAAGGGGATGGGAACCCAACGCCGGCCATTATAAACACCGGCGAAATCCTTAAAAGCCTAGCCGTTGATTTCCGTTCGACTGATGGGCCGACGTGGAGTGCGGCCAGCGGCACGATCACCATTCCTGTCGATGGAGTGTGGCGGATCAGCGGTAGCCTGCATGCTGACGATTATCAGGCTGGAGCCGACCACAACATTGGAGAAATCGCGATATTCGTGAATGGAGTGCGCAAGCTCAGATTTGCGCCGCACCATGTCGGCTGGAGCCAACCCAGTGGTGGCTCGTTCGCATTCGATGGCGTGGTGCAGTGCGCAGCAGATGACAAAATCACGCTGCGGGCCTGGGATGACAAATTCCGTCATTTCCGCGAGGCGGATTACAGCCAGGTCGTCGTGCAGCGCATCCGCGATCTCGTCTAGGGGGATCATTGCTGATGTTTGACTTCGACGGGGATCACGCAACGCTCGTGCGGCCTCCGCATAAGGCGGCGGCGACGCCGAACAATTGGGCGAAAGATCCGAGTGGGCCGGGCGCGAATGATGGGACCCGGATTACGGCCAGTCTCATCAATTCGATCGTTGGCAATCTTCGGCACTTGCTCGATGCTTACAACATCAGCCTGCCGGGATCGTCCGATGATGCGGTGAAGCTCGCGATCGAGGCGGCCATTCAGCAAGCCCTCAAAAACCACACGTTCAGCGTAGCTGAGCTTAAAGATGGCGACGGCTACGTCCGCATGACGGATGCCGAACGCGCCAAGCTCGCGTCGCTCGCGGCGAATTACAAGGGCGCGTTCGCGGATCTGGCGGCGGTGGCAGTGGCCTATCCCGCGGCTGCGGCCGGTGATTGGGCCATCATCATGAAGCCGGGCGAGCCGGCTGCGGTTGCCCTGTGGGATGCGGACACGGAGGAGTGGGTAGAGTCGGCAGGCTCGCCGCCGCAGACGGCCTCGCAGGTGCCCTTCACACCGTCCGGCAACCTCTCGGCGACCAACGTTCAGGCGGCCCTTGAGGAGCTGGACCAGAAGAAGCAGCCGGCGGCCGCCAACCTCTATTCCTGGGCGGGTATCGCGCCTGCGAGCAAGGCCGATGCGGCAAGCGTGGACGCGGCACTGGCGGCGCGCCTGCGGGTCGATGCATATCAGGGGCTCTCGGCAGCAGAAGTCGCTCAGGCCCGCAAAAACTTGCAACTGGGTACCGGCCCCCTCGGCGGCTTCCGCAATAAGATCATCAACGGAGACGGCCGTATCAATCAGCGGGTAGTATCGACGATCGGCGACGACACCTACGGGCACGATCGCCATTATGCTCTGACGCAGACCGGCAATATCACCGTCTCGACGCTGACGGCACCAGCCGATGGCATTGCATCCATGATGCGGCTTGCACAGCC